GTATAATCACGTTTCATAGATTAAGTATAACAAAGTTTGTAGGTTATTGCAACCGTTTATTTGTCCGTACTAAATGGCCACGCATTACTAGGTTTTGGACGAGGCTTCAATTTAACGTTTTCTTCAATAACTTCGCCTGAGATTTCGTCACAGAGGCTAACTTGATATGGTCCATAGATATGGATAGCAGTATCTTCCTCGCACCAATCATGTTCACCATCGAATAACCATCCGGCTCCGCCTTCGTAGTAGAGTTCTTTGATTTCTTGTTGTTCCATTTCGTTGATATCATCACTGAATTCCCATTCAATGCTGGTGCTATCATCTAACTCACATCCCCATCCACAATCTGCTCGAGCATAAGCAACATCGTCACCTTCCCAAGGAAGATTACAATCTAAGTCCTCTTCAATGAACCCTTGTCCCCAACGATACGTTTCGTCTAGATTAAACCAGCTAATGCTGCCGTCTGGGTTACTACGATACATTTCTACATGGTAGACAATGCTTTTCTTTTCAAGTGGTTTAATAAGGTATACTTTACTCATTCTTCACCTTCTTCATCGTTAAAAACAATCATTTTACCATCTTCGTTGGCAATAATAATACGAGTATTACCTTCCTCATCGGTAACTTCTAAAGGACCCCAAACATAAACTTCAGTATCTTCGAGATACCAATCGCCCTCGTCTTCGAGAGCGTATGCACCGTTCTCGTTGATAAACTCTTCAAGTTCTGAAACTTCGTCTTCGTCTTCAATACCTTCTATTTCGATATCGCCCCAGCATCCGCCGTCAAACATATCGATCATTTCAGAATTGATAATATTATTGGCTTCACAGGAGTACATGTCAATACTATCGCATTTTCCATCACCGCCGGGGACTTCTACAAATTCGAACTCTGGAAAGTTATCGTCTTCAGTTTCTACTCTAAAAGTACAGAAGCGATATCCGTCTGTTACTGTAATACGTCCTGTACCTTCGCGCTGAACATAGTGCTCATGTTGCTCGACAGATTTTTTATAATAGGTTTTAACAGTCCAGAATGCCATGGTTATTCCTTAACTTTCTTTGTACGTTTAGATTTAGTGCTTGTTGCAGGAAGTACACTTTCTGCTTTTAAGATTGCCTCTCTTACATCGCGTAGCAATGCATCATCATCCCATTCTAAAGTAGTCTTACCATCTGGGTGTGTAGTAACAGTTAAGTGACTGCCTTTAACAACTTTGGTCTCTGGTAAGATTATTTTAGCACTGCCAATAGTACCGGGCATATCGAGTACAATGCTATCTGATTTCTTTTTACGTGTTGCCATATTATTCTCCTAGTCCTTCCTCAAGAGCTCTTAGTTCGTCGTCATCTGGATTTTCTAGATCGACTTCATCTGAACTTGTTACTTCTTCAAAAGAGAACAAGTTTCTAAATTCATTCTGCTTTGGTCCGCCTTGTAAGCGAGCACCTTCTAAACTACGCAAGAAAGGACCTGCTTGATCAATCATAGCAAATGCTTCTGCTTTGTCTTTGGTATTAAACAGGTCTTCAATGAAACTGTTAAAGTATAGGATGTTACGGGGAACCCAATCACTGTATTCATCGCTCATATCCTGCGCTTTAACTTTCTTCCAATGTTTCCAAGTTAACTTAGATTTAGTTTTAGCAATCTCAATGTCCATCAACTGTTGAGCACGTTGTACAGCAACAATATGGCAGTAAACATTATGACCCATCATTAGAGCATAGGCAAAGCTATCCCACGAAGTCTTACCTTCCTTGCCGATCTTGTTTAACATGCCCGGAGCATAGTGACAGATATCTGCAAGTGTTAGTCTGCGGCCGATTTCGCTCTCGAAGGGAAACGGAATGTCTGATCCTGCAAGTGCTTTGTTATCTGGTGCCTTGTCCATAATAACACTCCACCTTTTGGGAGTGTGGACTGCGTTGGTGTAGACAAGTCCGTGCGCTGTTGCGATGAACGGGCTGGCGCAGTCAAAAGAGATGGTAAGTTCTTCATTGATATGTTTCCTGATTTGTCGTTGAATTAATGTTAGATAGCATGACCAATCTAATTGTGCTGTACCCAAGAAGTGGATCCAGTTTTTGCCTGTTAGCAACCCATCTTCTCTCAGCGTCATCATACGCTTAAGAGTAATATCCATTTTACACATGTTAGCGCCACCGAAGGCCCAACCTTCTGCTTCGCGACCGGCATACTTACCCTTAGGGTCGCTGAATTCTTTTACACCGTCGTACCATTGTTCTGCGGTATCCCAATCACTACCTTGTAAAACATTTAACCATTTAGTCTGACCTAAACGATTCATTAGGAAGTAATCATTGTTATAGCGTGTCTTTTCTAGACAGTCTTCAAATGTTTTCAATCCTGTTTTAGGACTGTGAATATGATCACAGGCCCATGTCGGAACGTCAAGCATCATTGACCAGTCAGCAGTTACTTCCAACCACTCTAGAATCTTTTGACGAGTCTTAGTAGCTTCTTTACCTTCGAAGTCTAACCAATCAAACTTAAGAACACCCTTACCGATCTGGTATCCACCTGAGTCACCTAAGATCATTGTCTGGCCGCGATCTCGTTGTTGGATCATAGATTCTTGTGTAAGACTCTTTTGTAGATCTAACTGTGCGTGACCTGCAGAATACAATCCATACTTGTAGGTAAAATAACCTTCTTCTGGATTAAGAAAGTTCATACCTTCAATACCGCGATCAAATCCTTTAGGAATACGCTCATCTGGAATAAACTTTTCTAATCGTTGTTTAGCAACATAGGTGCTGTAGAAAGAGCTAATAGCTGGCAAGTAGACAGCATAGTCTTTCTGTAATGGGGTTAGGTTAACTGGTGGATTCATTGTTCTTCGCTTAATATTGATGTTATTTTTAATTGCTCTTCTGCTTCTTTTAATGCCTGTTTTGCACGATTAACATTTTGTTTGGCAATTTTCATTGCAGGGTGATCACTTGGTAAAGATAACATTACTTCTTCCTCTACCATTTTTCTTTTAGCCCAATCTAATAAACGAATTGCATCGTCGTCTAATTGTATAGTAGCATACGAACTTTGTAAAGTTATCCAATTATTACCATCCCATACTTCTACATTTTGGTTAGAAGTATTGAATCGCATATTACCAATGCCTTGGGCACCGCTATAGTTGTTGACATAATTACTGCCAGGGCTTCCGCCCGTGACAGTAATATATCTACCACCCTGCATTATACCTTTGATCATGTCTGTGCAGGAATAATGTACTTGTATGTAGCAATACCGCTGTCTAATGTAATTTGTAATGCGCCTTCATTAGACAGGCTCATTGTTGTATTATTAACATCAGCAATCTTTAAGATGCTCAATATCGGAGCAACGGGCCATGTCCATGCTTTGTTCAGTGTTCCAGTAACGCCTGTAGCAAAGATAAACTCACCACCATGTGAACTCATATCACCGAACGTAAACTTCAACTTGTCGCCATCTGTTTTAGCAAGGAAAGTTGCGTGTTCGCTGTTAGCAGCCGCTTGGAAACTAAAACGCTGTACACTACTTTGTGTAGGGTTAACTTCAACATCCCACTTGACACCACGGAACTTAGTTGTCTTAAGTTTCTCGTTGATAATTTCAGTGTTCATAAAACGGTAATCGTTTTTAAAGTCGCCTGCTTTGTTTTCAAAGTGCAAACCAATTGGAGTAGTTTCGCCGTTTCTGTCAGCAGTCATCAATTCGATCTTTGCATCCTCTTTGTATTCTGGACACTCGAGATTATACTTCAATTTGTTTAGTTGAGGCATACCAAATACACCAATCATCTCTGGTTGTGGATTTGCTGTCTCGCCAAACATAACTACAGTTCTGTCGTCTGCCATAGAGTCAATTTTTGTAGTTTCTTCAGTTCCTGTAATCTTTACGATGTTTAGGAAGCCTAGGTTGTGAGTATGACTCACGATGTCTTGTAGAATGTCTTTCATATTAAAGTCCTTTGTATTAGTTTATTTAGATTTAGGGGAAAAGTCAAGAAATATTTTAGTCAAAGCTGAATAATTTGCCAAACGTATTGTCTTGTGTTGTAGATTCTAGATCCCATTCCAGAACCCCAATGAGGTTATCAAGTTTGTTATTGATAATAGTTGTTTCCATTTCACTGTGATCGAATGGCAGATCTTGGAACCATTTAGGCAAGCGTAGTTCATCAACTGGATAAGCTACGCTGGTAAAGCCTAGTGGATTGTCTTTGAGTTTACAAACAATAACTTTCATACCGTCAACAATCTGTTGGCTGTATTTGTCACCGTTCATACGGCGTAGAGTGTTCCAGTTAATACTAGCACGAACGTGTCCGGGCATATTAGCTCTGCCCTTCTTTTCTTCCTGTGCCTGGTAGTCTGTAATGTTATTAGCACGTTTTGGACTACCTTTCTCCCAACCAGGTCGGGCTTTGAATTCTGTACGGAACTCACTGATACGGTCTAGGATGTCCTTTTCTTCTGCACCATTAAGTACATCAGTTAGAATTTCTTCTAAGAACTTCTGCATAAATTCAGGAGTATCGCTGCGCTTCAAATCCAATCCCATGGCCTTGATCTTGCCCGGCTTGCCGTTAACGTCTTGTCTCTTACCATCTTTATCGTAATACAATACAGCATAACGTTTCTTAGTAATGAACAGGCCTTTAACAGCAACAATCTCACGACCACCTTTGATGACTTCGCCACGACTCTTAGGGCAGTGGAAAGCATCTAACATAAAGTCTGGAAATGTTGCGTTTACGTTTTCGGCAATCTGATCATACAGCTGAATAACAACATCTCTATCCCAAGGAATAAGTTTCTTCTGGATATCGACTTTTAATGTGTTGTAAGCTGAAAAATAACAAGAGTCTGTGTCACCGTAGATAATAGCTTTACCGACGTGGTCTACTTCCCCAGTGATCATTTCATTGACCTTGCCTGCCATATGCTTGGCAATCTGCCGACCTACTAAAGTAGTACTCTGACCGATACGCTTATCAAAAAAGCGACAACCGGCGTTAAGAATGGCACCATACAAACTGTTAAGGTTAATCTTTTTAACGAGCTGTCGCTTATCCCAATATTCTTCTTCAATCTTATTTCCGGCATCAATAGCCGCCTTTAATTTCTTCTGCATGTCCTTACGTTCAGCATACCAACGTTTCAACAAGCCGGGGATAATACCTTCATTCTCGTAGGTAAAGATTGTACCGTTAGCACTGAGCATCCAAGGTTGGTTGCTTTCAAAGATAAGTCTGTAAACTTCTGCGGCACTGAGAACATCATTCTCACCATTCTCCCAGTCAACAGTGATTTCAAATGCACGATCTTGTCGCATAACTGCATCATACTCAAGACTGCCAAACACACCTTCCCATGCAGCCGCAAAGGACTTCTTGTGTACCAGCATCTGTTCTTGAATAAACTGATCAGTTCTATCCTGACGCAACTGGCCAACAATAGTTTCTGGACCCATGTTTAATGCACGAATCGCTGACGGATACAGTGAGTTAATATCGATTGAACCAATCCAGTCGTGAAGTCCTTTTTTAGGATATGCTACATAAGCACCTGCGGCCTGGTTATTAGCATCTTCATCTCTAGTAGGACGACTGGGAACAATCAGTCCACGATGGTGAGCTTCGTTTACAATAGCTTGTTCTGTAACAGCTACCGCACCCATTGTTGTTTGTAGCAATACAGTACATTCGTGTGCTAGTGTATTAGCAAGGTCTAAGAATTTTAATTTCTTATCAAGTTTATCCAACAATGCACAGTCTTGTCTGTTGTATTCGATAAACTTTTTAAAATCGTTGTTGTATAGTTGATCAAGTGTGCCTTCGTAGACAGTCTTTGATTCACCTATCTCCATTTCTCCAATGGCATCCAACCTGTAGCTGTGACGTTCTTCATAGGTATATTTGCGGTACAACTCGAGACTGTCCAGATGAACACGACCAACCAAATCATAAGTAATAGCCGTTTTTCCATATTTTTCGTACTCCCGCTTCTTAGGCATTTGATCCCATAGACATAACCTACGAGTATCTTCTTTGCTCAATGCTTTAACAATTCTATTTACCGTGTAGGGCATATCAAAGCCTTCACTGTTCCAACCACTCAATACGTCTGCATCTTCAATTAGTTGTAAGAACATTTCTAACATCTCTGCTTCAGTTTCAAACAAGTGCGTGTTAGGAAAGTCTTTAACTTGTTCTTCTGCTTGCGCCATTGTAAGAGTCTTTGGCGGAACTGCTAGACATACAAGTGTATCTAACCACTGTAGGTGAACGGCGATAGCAGTAATTGGCATGAACGCATCATCCGGTGATGCGTAGCCACGTTCTGGATCGAAGTCCACCTCAATATCCCAAAATGCTACGTTTAGCTTTGGGGCATCCTTGCCTAGATAGTTTTCTTCTAGGTTACGGAATATAGGGTTAATGTCGCTTTCATAAAGATTATGTCCACTGTGGATTTTCTTTTCCTTCATGAACTCTTTATAGCTTTTGGATGTTACCTTGCTTAGGTTATCTCCATAGATTGATTTGTACTTACCCCGTTGGTCGGGGTAGTAAAAAACATATTTTGCTGGGTATTCTTGATAGATCCTGCCTTTTTTAGGATCTCGTTCGACAACGTAGATGATGTCTTTATCGCGATTCCAGATCGCGTCTACATAACTCATATTTTTCTCCTACCGCTTATGGCCGGCAACCTTCTCTGTGATCACTTATGGCTGATCAAACCTTTCTTTATATTAATTAATTATCATTCTAATCAACCCGATAGTATCTATCGTGGTGAGAAGTATGTAATTAGCCAGCATACCAAAGGAACGCCGACTATAAGCACACCAAGCGTATATAGCACAACCTGCAATCCAAATGGGGTATAGAACCAATAGAGGTGGTGTTGGAACGGTGACTGCCATAGTGATAGAACAGCCAATGCTAATAGCCCAAGCAACGACCTCAAGACAAAAACGAGTTCTATGACTTTGGTAGTCTTCTCGGATCCAACCGAATATCCCATATAGTATGTCGTTCATTAATCTTCCTTGCGGAAGCTGTGACCACTGATGTCAACAATAGTTTCGAGGTCGTCGAACTCGCGGAATACTTGATCCCATGTATCTTTCTGTGCAATTTTAATTGCTTTTTTAATAACACTAGGCTTGACTTCTAGTTCTTCTGCTACTGCTTTAATTGTTTCATTCAATCCTTCTGTGAGGTCTTGAATTTCTTGCATGACTGTCATGCCTTCTGCAACAATTTGTTTAATCTTTGCTTGTTCTGGTGCGCCAAATGCTTTACCCATGAGTATCTCCTGTTAGTCTTTATTATACACGCCTGTATGGTGTATGTCAATGGTTTTGACAAAGATTATTTAGGTTGGCGTGCCGCGTATAATGCCGCAGTTGCCATTTGGTCTTTCTTTTCTGGAGTCTTGTTTTTAAACTGACGATACTGATTTGGATTAGCAGTTTGGAAACGTTCTTTCCAATAGTCTAGCGACATCTCTGGTTTTAGTTTTGGTTGCGGTCCAATTTTTTTAATTGGTTCTGTAGCAGGAGCCTGTGCTGGTTCGGCAGCAGGGTCTTGAGGTTCCTGCTCACTTACTTTTTTGCAAGTTCCTCAACTTTGGCTCTTAGAGATTCAAAATATGGATCTGCACTTTCTTTCTTGTGGCTCTTGTAGCCTTTGTTTTTCATGGACCATGCTAGTGCAAATGGATTATCGATTTCGTCGTGCTTCTTCATTGCCTTAACAGTTTTTTCCCAACCTGGAGGAGCAACTTCTGCTACACTCTCTGATGGGTTCTCACCTGTTGGATGAACAGTTGCGTTCTTACCTTTGGCCTTTAATGATCTAGCAATGTTTTCAGCTTGGCGTTGATCTGCAAATACTTTCCAAGTCTTTCCGTCGATTGCTACTGCATAGTTATTTGTTTCGTGTGCTAGTTCTTGTCCTAGCCCTCTATGATCTGGACCACGACCCATTCCACTTACACTACTTGCATAATCTCTATCATATGCTGATGAACTACCACGCATTCTACCAAAGCCTTCTACTTGTGGATCAACACCCATTTCTTTTTGACTTTGTAGATAATCCCAAACGCCTACTAACATCATTTCTGCTTTGGCAATTTTCTCTTGAACCCATTCTGGTAGGTTGTCTTTATCATCAATGGTCTTTAACAATCCCATAACTGCTCTTGCTGAAGTTAGTAGGTTATTATGTGCCATGCCAGCTTCATCATCATACTCACCATTAAAGCCTTCCGCCACACCTTGGCCTAATACTTGTTTTACTAACAGTTGGGGAGCAAACTCCATACCACCTGCTAATTCTCTTGCGGCTGCTAATACTGCCTCTGGAGTAGGTTTTAATCTTTTTTCTTCGACATCTCTGCGAAGTTTTGTAATAAGGGACTGTGCGTCATAACCTAATCCGCCAATACCTTCTGCCACGCCTTCTTTATACGGCATTGGATTACGCATATCTCTTAACTTGCGGACCATAGTATTTAAGTCACTTAAATTTACGCTGCCAGCATCGGCAAGATCGTCATTTCTAATTAACCCAATAGAGAATTGTTTGCGGTTCTTGTAAAAATACAATTTATTAAAAGTTGTGCCAAAATAGTCAGCACCATAATGATTGAGGACCTTCTGAGCAGTTCGCATTGGCACAGTTTCTGCTACACCTTCTGCCATTTCTTTATTCTTATGCTTTACGTCACCTTGTTTAGCAGCCTTCTTCTTGTCCTTGTGCTGACCAGCACCGCCCATCTTAGCGTTTTTAGCAACAAAGTTGCGAGGCTTAGGTGTCTCTTTTTTCTCTTGTGCAAGAATACTATCACTGCGTTTTTTACCTGGGGCTGTAGCAACAACTCCGGCACTAGTAGCACCCGCAGTGGCAGTTTCTAAAACATAACGTGTATCGTTATTATCTTTTATTTTTTTGAATTCGCTGGTCATTTTGTTTTATTCCAATTTGATACAGGGCTTACTGTATTAGTACTGTTTAGTTCTTTACTACTCATGTCGCCGTGGTTAAGATCTTTATAATCAGCACCTGCAAGTTTGTATGCTTGTTTAAGCATATCGGCTTCTACTTTAGTATAGGGAGCGGTTAGTTTTCTCTTACCAATCCAGCTTAGGTAATCTACATCGGGATTGTTAGTGCCGTCACACATTGCGGCTGCAAGTCCTACCCTGTTAAAGGTGTAATCACTGTTAGCTTTTTCTGCATCGCTGAATACGTGCAGGCCCCGTGTAGAGTTTTGTTGTCTCTTTGACAACTTTCCTGCCTTACGTTCAGTGATAAGTTCGAGTATCTTCATAATGTATTATTTACCACCGCCGAACCATAACTTAAACCATTCATCGGTGCCCGGTTTAATGCCTTGTTCTCGCTGTATCTGTCCTTTACTACTACCTAAAACAGGCTGTTTAAGTGTAGCATTGTATTCTGCAAGCCGAGCTTGTCCACCTAATCCTCCCATAATACTAACAGCTTTTAAGGCATGTATAGGGTCATCTGCGGCAAGGTACGCATCATCTCCGCTGTCTTGCGGAACATCATTTGCGGTTATTCTGTACTGCTTCATTGACGATAATCTTATTGATTAAGTTATCCATGATATTTTCCACGCCTTCGCTGACAGGAACGCAGTTGTTAACTCTAACCCCGCCCTTCATTTTTGTTCCAGACTTGCGATAACCCTTCCAGCATTTAGGATCTAATCGTTGTTTTTCTTCTGCTAATCCTGGAATAGGATGTAAGCCTTTAGGAACTTCGCCAGTCCAGTGTTGTGAGCCTGGTTTAGATGGTAAATCTCTTATAGCGTTATCTTCTGCTAGTTCGCATAATTTAGTATGATGTAAGAATATTGTACTACCGCAATCATAACAAGGATAGTTATCTGTTGGATCTTCTCCGTCATCACCGCTGGCAAATTCATTCACACCTTTAGCATCGTTGGCAAACTGTTTCTTAGTTGCTTTAACAATGCCACTGAAGCGTTTGTTTGCACGTTCAGTATCGCCTGCCTTATCTGCGGCACTGGCATCGGCAGCCGCTGCCTTTTTATAACGACCTAACAAGTCATTGGATAATTCGTTAACAGGAGCAGCCTTGGCTTTTTTAGGTTTAGGAGCACTCATAGCAGTCATGCGTTCTTTGGCCTTTGCCATTAGATCACGCACATCATCATCGCTGACCTGCGGATTCATAGCATCACGCCATACTTGGAATTGTTCTTCTTCACTCTTAGTAGGATCCATTAATACTGCTCTCATAGGAGTAGCACGTGGACCTTCTTCGCCTGCACTTGGATCACTGGTTTCTTGACGACTGATAACATCTAATGTATCAAACTTATAAGGAACATTACCTGCCTTGTCTGGCTTGCCGTTATAGTTCTTTAGGTATTGAAACGCTTTAACTTGATCAGCACCTAGTACAATAGTAGCACTGGTGTAACCTTGACGATTTAAATCTGATAGTACTCTAGTTAAATCTGGAATTTCATCTGTGGCAGTTTGGAAAATATGACCTTGTTCTGGGAATACTTTTTTATAGATGGCTAGTTTTTCTTCTGGAGTAATAGGGTCATCCTTGCCCACTGTACGACTAACAACAAAGTAAGGATCAGCACCTAATTGATTTGCATGAGTAATAACACTACTGGCTAGGTACATATGACCTTTGTGGCCCATACCTCTACCCCAACCAACAACTGCGGCCTTGCCTTCTCCGGTTCTCGCCAGTGCTTCAAAAATATTTCTTAAAAACATATTAGTCTTTCCTTGGTGCCCAGTTTGCTTGGTCAATTGCTTTAACAAATTGTCCAGGTAGGTCACGTTTAAACGGTGTCCCCGGATGTGCCTGTACATAACCTTCTGGCTTAGTTTGACGGATACCGCCGTGTGTACCTGCACTTAATTTATTGATCAATTGTAGTTTTTCTCTGCTTAATAAATCTACACTGTGTAGTACAGCGTTTAGTCCGTTTTGGTCTGCAAGAATCTTCTGTGCTTGACCTGCACTTACATTAGCAGTGACCCAGTCTTGGAACTTGTCCTTGACTCCTGGTATGCGTAGATTTTGATTATAGAATTTATAAAGGATATCACCTGGCTTGCTTAGTCCTGGCTTGGGTGCAAGGAAAGCATCAATAGCGGCAGCATTAGCAGTGATATACTGTTCAGCAGCCGCTAGTCCTTTGTCCTCTACGCCCGGCGCTTTCTCAACGTAGGTTGTACCTTGTACAATAACATCTGGGGTACTTAGTGCTTCTGCATTTGGATAACGACCTTCTTCACTACTACCCAATGAATCATAGAAGCCTGTAACTGCAACCATAACTTTGGCATTCTTAATACGTTTGCCTAAGTCACTGGCTACAGGAATGTGGAAAGCTGTGATGTTGGGAGTAAAATCGTATTCTTGTGTTTGTGGATTTAACTGTGCAGGCTTGCTTGGGTAGAATAATAGTCCACCTTCAACATAACCTTTTTCTGGACTTACCTTTTCAAAGTAGGGCCATAAGTCCATCATCTCTTGTGCAAATGCTTGACGTTGCGGCATCTGTTCGGGAGTTGCTTTGCCTGTACCTAGTACAAAGTTCTTAATATCTTCTGGACTGTACATTGCTGTAGGAACACCTGGACTGACTTCGGTCTTACCGCGCTTTAAATATTCCCAAGCGTTCTTTGGAATCATTGAGAAGCGGCCTTGCTCATCCTTGCCCCAGTACATGACAGGACTGCCATCCCATTTCAATTCAATAGTGCTGCCTTGTGTCCCCATGCTTTGCAATCTTTCAACAGCATGTAGGCCTCCGGTACTACCGTTGGTAAACACCAAATCTTCAATGTGCTGGTACTTGCGACCTATTGCGGCAGCGGCTTCAATGATTAGTTCACGTATCTTCATAGGATGTGATCAATTAAGAATCTAAACCATTCTTGACTGCCTTCTTTAAGGTCAGCACCTGGGAAGTATTTGTCTCTAATGGCAACATACTTTTGTGGATATGGTTTAAGTGCGGCTAATACTCGTTGTGGATTGCCCATGTCTGCGGCAGAGGCAGTTGGTCCAATAATGATTTTAGCAATCTCGTCTTTGTTATTTGTGACTAATTCTTTAGTTGTACGATCAACAAGTCCTTTATATGGACTCATCATAAGACTTTCATGGCCTTCAGCTTTACTCATATTGGCTAAGTCGGCCCATATACCATGAAGTGTGCCACCTTTCATGTTAGGATCGCTGTAGTCATGTGTATGTAGTGGTTGAGCAGCAGCGGCATTTTCTACTGCCATTAAATCAACTTGTACTACGTCTTGTGTGCTACCAATTGGAATACCAACGTGAATACTAACACCTGTACGTGCGGCAAATAAACCTTTGCTCTTAAAATAATCTTCTAAGGCTTTACGACTTAGTTTCAATTCTTTAGCTGGGAACGCTGTCATCAATTCGCCAGCATCAATAAGTGCGTCAATATCACTGCTGACTTCTTTGTGTCCTGCTGATCCGATAGGGTATAGATTCAATCCCTGCGGAAGAATCTTTTTTAGGTTAGCCATTACTAAAGGAAAATTTGCCTTTTGTAATTCAACTGCGTTTGGTACTACGTTTCCGCCTTCATTTAATTGCATGTTATTACCCTAACTTATACTTGTCTGCTTGAATGTCATCATAGAAGTGGTCGTGTATACGTTGACATAAACTTTCTCTAACTTCTTTAGGAAACATCTTACCTAATTTTCCTGTCATCTTTTTATCTTGATAATATTCTTTACATCCCTTTTCGACCATAGGCATGTATAATTCTAAGACCATCTCCGGAGCGCACTCTTTTAAATTTTTTAATTTTTTAGCAATAGGAAAGAAATAGTCTTTATGTAATTTATCGTGGTCAAGAATATACCAGAATAATTCATCTTCAAATTTTGGATTATCCTTATTCTTTTTTTGATAATCCAAATCCATGGGCTTGTTAAAAAATTCGAGTAGTTTCATAAGATATTAGTGATTATATTGGATTGATGTAACAGCGCCTTCTTCAATTTGTATGCAGCCTCTAACCCATACAAAGTTGCCTGTAAAATTAAAGAGATCAACACTGGATTGTGTTCTAGTATCAAATTCTGTATATCTTACATCTGTATTTGATACTGTAAACCAGTCTGATGATACTGGCTCCGATGCCAGTGTGGCCTGCATAGTAACAGTACCAATAAAATATTGAGTAGTATTATAGGCTACTGTATGGAATCCGTCACTTCCGCCGAAGTATCCGTCTCCTTTAACTCGATCGCTGTAGTAGACAACGACACCTGTTCCGGTATTTGGATAATCTACAAGAACCGTGTTGGTACCACTTGTAGTATGAAAAATGAGATTTTGACTTAGTGCTGGCATAATACGTTATTTATGCCACTAATACGTTCTCCCGTAAGATGAACTCTTCTGTCTTTTTAACGTATCCACTTAGATATAAACCTACCATACTCAGCATTTTATCGTCTATAACATACATAAACGGGTCTTGTGCATAGTGTCTAGCACCTACAAGCCATCGAAAGCTAGTTTCGCTGATTAACAAACTGTTCCCGTACTTGTTTGCCCATGTTACAAACGCTGATCTCTTGTCTGCAGGAAATCTACTCTTAAAAAATACCCTATATTTGTACATATCTTTAGGGTATGTATCGCATAGAATCTTCTTATGCCCGTTGCTCAACAAGAATTCGAGTTCTTCCTGTGTAGTTGGCCCGCTGATTTTCTTAACCCAGTAACTAACTGCATCATCAATTTCTTCAAGTACCTTAGGATCCTTACAGAATAAGTTGAAGTGACTACCTTCAACTCTAATCTGTATATCCTCTTTTCTATCTAAAAATGGCTCTACAGCATCAATAAATGATAAAAACGTTTTAGCATCTAAGATTCTAGACTCATACTGATTAAAGCGCATGCCTTTGCCAGTTTCGCACCACTGTCTGCAAAGACCTACACCACTATGTACTACCCTAGAAGCACCCGCTTGGATGCACTCTACTTTGTAGGGCCATTTATTAAAGAATAGCTTACTGGACTTCAGCTTTTTGATTATCATCTACTACCTTTGCTTTTTCAATGGGCATTACATCAACTACATGAAGTTTTAGATTATCGTTTTCAACACTAACTTCTACAACCCCACCGTTGGTTAACTTGCCAAACAAAATTTCTTTACTCAGTGGCTTCTTGATGTATTCATCAATAGTGCGTTGCAAAGGACGAGCGCCCATCTTACTGTTAAAGCCTTTGGCAATCAGATACTCAACTGCTTCTGTATTAGGCTTAATATGGATATTCTTATCTTTAACCAGTGCATTAAGTTCATCAATAAACTTCTTAACAACTTTGATCATGTTAATTTGATCTAACTTGCCAAACTTGATAATGCCGTCTAAGCGATTTCGGAACTCGGGAGCAAAGAACTTGTTAACAGCATCCTTGGGATCACTATCACGCTCTAGGCTACCAAATCCTACACCGTTCTTTTCAGCATCTGCGGCACCTAAGTTAGACGTCATAATAATAATAGCGTTACGACCGTCAGCTTTCTTGCCGTTACTGCCGGTAATAAAGCCATTGTCCATTAACTGCAACATAACAGTTAGCACATCTGGGTGAGCTTTTTCTACTTCGTCGAGTAACAAGATGCAATTAGGATGTTCCTGCAGATTAGTGATTAACTGGCCAGCATTATCATCAAACCCAACATAGCCCGGAGGAGCACCGATAAACTTGGCAACACTGTGTTTCTCTTGGAATTCACTCATATCAAAGCGTACAAGTTTAACACCCATGTTGTTGGCAAGCTGTTTAGCAACTTCAGTCTTACCTACACCGGTAGGACCAACAAACAAGAAACTACCTACAGGCTTATTAACTGCCTTAAGACCTGCTTGTGCAATAAACACTTTGTCTAACAAACTTTCAATGGCGCTTTCTTGACCAAATACCTTGTTACGTAGATTCTTTTCTAGGCCAGCAAGGTTAACGCCTTCTTTAGAATTAATTTGTTCTAAAGGCAAGTTGGCAATCTTGGCTACTTCGAATAAAATTTCATCATGATCAACAACACCGTTTTCTTCGTCTTTGATTTTAAAACGAGCACAGGCGCAGTCAATTAGGTCAATGGCCTTATCAGGTAATTTCTTGTCACTCATGTACTTCACTGAGTAAGTTACTGAGTCAATGATAGCCTGGTTAGTGATCTTAACACCGTGATGTTTTTCGTAATACTTCTTAAGTCCTTTAAGGATCTTAATTGCAGTTGCTTCACTGGGCTCGTCGACTGTAACACGTTGGAATCGACGCATTAGAGCACGATCCTTTTCGAAGTGCTTACGGAATTCTTCCCATGTAGTTGAAGCAATAACTTTCAATGTGCCTTTGCTAAGTGCAGGTTTAAGCATATTAGCCATGTCGTTACTACCGCCGCTAACAGCGCCAGCACCATTCATCATGTGTGCTTCGTCAATGAAGATAATACTCTTACCTTTCTTTTCAATGGCTCCGAGAACTGCTTTAAGTCGTTCTTCAAAATCACCGCGATACTTACTACCGGCAAGCATGGCGCTGATATCTAAACTATAAACATTATGATCTTGAATGAATGCAGGAACACTGCCTTCTACAATCTTACGTGCTAGTCCTTCTGCAATGGCAGTCTTACCTACACCTGGATCACCGATTAACATGACGTTGGCTTTGTTTCTACGAGCAAGGACTAATTGTAGTTCTTCAATTTCTTTCTCACGCCCGATAACTGGGTCAATCTTTTTGGCTTTGGCCTTGGCAGTTAAGTTTGTGCAGAACTGATTGATCATACGCTCTGCTTGAGGATTTTTACCTTGCAGTTCGCGAGGTTCATCTGCTTCGTCTTTACTAGCTTCTTTTTGGATAAAGCTCAAGAATTTATCTTTATCGATATTGGCTTTTCTAATAAAGTATGTTGCATAACTTTTCTTTTCAGCAAACATACTAATAAAACAATCAATAGGTTCAATAACTTGTCTGCCTGAAAACAAGACATGAGTAAATGCACGATTCAAAACCTTGTCCACTGTATTAGTTTTTTTAGGCCTATCTACATTTGGATTAACAATTTCTTTTAAATCTTCTTCGATAAACTTTGTTACATCCTTAGTCAGCGACTTAACATCTGCACCGAAACTTGTTAGTAATTTTGCAAATGGTTCGTTGGTAACTAAGCTGTGTAAAAAGTGTTCAAGCGTAACGTATTCGTGATTATGATCGTTGGCTAGACTAACGGCAGATTCAAAAATTTGTTCTAGGTCTTTATTCGGTTGTAGCATTAAGTTTTCCTTCTTTAATATTTAAGAAATTAATTGTTTAACAAGATCTTTTTGTTGTTGATTTAGATCAGTTGGAATAGTTATGTTGATTTCTAAAAGAAGTCTTCCTTTCATTCTCGGATCAGCCATATATGGCATACCGTATCCTTGTACTGCCAATGTCTGTCCTGGTTGTGTTCCTGGTGCAACATTGACTTCTAGAGTCTTTCCGTCTAAAGTATCAAACTTAACAGTCTTACCTAGTATAGCATCAAAGCAACTAACGGTCAATGTCCTTAGTAAATCATCACCTTGTCTTTGATAGATGTGATGTGGTTGTATATTAATAGTTAAGTGTATGTCTCCTCTAGGAACATTATTGTATGTGTCATCACCCATACCTGCTAGACGCAACACTGTACCATCTCTAACGCCTGGGGGAATCTTAACTTCTAATACCTGCTCAAGCCCGCTAGGTAATCCTACATTGGCCATTAAGTTTTTGCCAAGATAGGCTTCTTCGAGTGTGATAGTAGTTTGTAAATTTAAATTTCGATTTCTTTGAGGTTGTCTAAAACCTTGTCCAAAGAAAGGATTTCCATTACCAAATGCTTGAGCAAAAAAGTCTTCAAACCCTGGAGGAACACCTCCACCGAAATGGAATCCACCTCCTCCAAATTGAAGCTGGGGATTATCGTATTGTTGCCGTTTTTCTGGATCGCTTAGTGTAGCATAAGCAACCTGCACTTCTTGAAAAGTAGCAGTGTCTCCACCTCTATCTGGATGATGCTGTGCTGCCAATCTTCGATAGGCCTGTTTAATTTCGTCTTGTCCAGCGCCTCTGGGTACGCCTAATGTTTGATAATAGTCTGTCATAATAGAAAAAGGTATAGTAAATTATACTATACCTTTTGGTGAATGTCAACTAATTATTTCTTCGCTGGCGGAACTTCTGTCCCCTCTAGCTTTTTATGTACTTTAATTTTCTTACATTCTTGGACAGGTTTGCCATCTTTACCGTTGACAACCTTTCCAGCTTTGTCCAATTTGTCTTTGCAGACTTCTTTTATTTCTCCACCTGCAAATGCTGTTCCAGCAAATGCAATGGTTAATAGTGCTAATAGTTTTTTCATGTTAATTCCTTATAGTAATGGTTGTGGTTCTTGAGCAGGAGCTGGCTTACCACCAAATCCTGTTACGACTGCTGGTGCTGATGAGACTGGAGTTGTTCCCCAACTTGGTCCGGCGTTGATTGGCCCAGACGCTGGCGCTCCAAATCCTGAACTGCTACCAAAGCTGCTCGGTGCTGATGAACTAAAACTGCTGGAGTTGCCGAATCCTCCTGCTGCCGGTTGGCTAAATGCTGTTGGGCTGCTTGGTGCCATTGATTGTAAACCGCCATTGTTTGCTCCTCCTAATTTTTCTTGTGTACGACCGAATGCCGCAATACCTAACACTGCACCCATTGCAATATGGAATAAGCCAGCACCTTGTAAGGTTAATGGATTCCACTGTGTAATTTGTGTGCCTGTGGTAGTTTGTAATAAGCTCCATAGGACAGGAAATACCACCATGTCCATCGTACAGACTAGCATATACATCCAGCCCATCATTGGACGCCACTTGCTGTTCATCCAATCTTCTTTCTTTGTTTCGCTTGCGCTTTTTACTGCTTCTGTCATTTCTCGCTCCTAGTTGTCTTTTCAGTTGTTTCTTAATTTTTCTAACTTGGCAATATAGTTTGCCATCATGTGATCAAATACGCCAATGAACTTTTGTCCTTTTGCTCTAGCTCGTAATCTACTGCGAGCCATGTCTTTTACTCGCTGCCAAGGAGTTAGATTTCTAAACTCTCCGTAGTAGTTCATATATTTGTGGGTACCGTGATGATCAAATCCTATCAGTCTAAAAGGCACCTTAGTTACATCATCGCAGTTGTTCTGCACTCTGTAATGTTCAACAGCTAGACTCTTGACAAACTCTGTATTACCTACCCTTGGCGAACCAAATGTAACCAATGCTGTTACACGATCCTGCATACGACTGGCAGCAATAGTGGCCATGGCAGCACCAAGACTGTGCCCAGTTACATATAAGTTACCCGGATTGGCTTCTAACTCTTTAGAGATATTGGGCCATAGTTTGTTGATCTCACCTTTAAACCCCACGTGTACTTTCCCACCGCAGGCTTCGATGTTCTTACCTGACTTTAAGTCTGCCAACACATCTGACTTTTCAGTTACTTCGGTGCCTCTAAAGGACAGTACAGATATTGTGCCATTAGTTAATAGGTATGCCTGCGCACCATCGATGTCAAAGAATTTAATAATTTTATACCCTAATGCCTTAAACTTGGCAGTTGATACATCAGGATTGTCGTAGGTAGTTGCAGATATTTTTGCAAATTCTAATAGTAGTTCTGTTTTCATTTTTAAAACCAAAGGAATAAGCCGTTTAGGCTTAGTGCTACACCGACACCTGCTACAATAAAACTACCCCAGAACATGCCCATACTAACTGCAAGAATACTTGCTGATAGTACAACAATGGCTAACTGATAGGCTGTGCTTGCATAACCAATCCATGGACTGGACTTTTTAGCTTCTTCACGAACTGCTTCCATAGCACGAGCTTTTTCGGCAATCTCTTTCTTGTCAGCGTCCATGCGTTCTTTCTCAGCTTGGAATTCTGCTTTTAGTTTTGGATCAGCTGTTGTCTTTGCGGCAATTTCGTATGTAACACCACGACCTGCCTTGGCTTGATACTGTGCCCATGTGTTATTAGCACCAAGTGTATTGTTTAATACTGTGCTACTTAATTTGCCACCATACCATGCGTTGACTGCTAATAACAAGGCAAATACAGAAATAACCATACCAGCTTTGTCTTTTAACTTAGCTTCACGCTCTGAACGTGATCCAACTGGCGGCTTTGGCGCATCTGGATCTTTTGGTGTTTTGTTTATTAATTTTAATACTGAATCAACTACTGACATTATTGTACTCCTTGTTAAACTACGGCCATTGCAATGTTGCAGGCCTGTACGATATATCTAAATGCAACTTCGTTGCCTGCACATTCTTGAGCAGCACGAATATCTCTAATCTCTTGAAGCAGGTAGTTGCGCTCATCTAAACTAATATTGCCCATTTGGCATTGTTCAGATATTGTTTGAATTTCTTGTTCTAATGGATGCATTATCTACCCTCCCATGCAGTCTTGGCTGCATTAATTCTTTGCTTGGCTGTCTTCTTGCCTATTTCGCAGAAAGTTTTTGAGCCACCTTTGGCCATGCGTTCTACGTGCTTTTCTAATCCTCTTAGATTAGTAGCCTGCGGATCACTGCGCCACTCGCTGTATCTTGCTAATTGTTCTGCAACGGGATGTACTTCTTCCCAAGTTGGTTTCTCGCAATTTTGTTTTTCTATTGCAACATCTACTGCTACAAGTTGATTAAACATTACTGGATCGTGAGGCCTTGGCCAATATTCTTTAATAGTAGAACATCCACTGAGTGCTATTACTGCTATTAATAAAACGTGTTTCATTATTCACCTAATACATGCAGAGCATGGTTGTAGTGTTTAATACGATCTTCTAAACCAATAGTACCACCATTAATACGTTTTGTTAATGTTAGAATATCGCTCTTGTCTGCCCACTGATTTAAATTGTTAGCTTCCCAGAACCAGCAAGCTGATTGTACAGCACCTTCAAATGTTGCTAAGAACTCTGGAATATCTTCAACCGGTGTTTCAATGCTGTCGGCAAAGTTTTGATAATTCTGTTTTCCAGTTAGTTGAATAAGTCCACGACCGCAATAACGGAAACCGTCACCTGATGCTTCGTCGCCGTTGCCCATGCGATTGCCATAAACACGATTAGCAATCATCTCTGGCTTCTGTGCGTATTGAGCGGCAATTTCATCATTAGGGAAATATTTAGGAAATACTTTGCGTAGTGTTACAGCGCGGTAGTTTAAGTTTTCTTTAAGTGCTCTGAAGCCGCCACTTTCGTGAGCGCACTGAGCAATAAAGGCTGCTACACGACGAGGTGTGTTAATATCATAGTCTGGCAGTGCTAGTTCTAAAGCATTATACCAATGATCTAAATATGGATTTCCTGGTAGTAATTGAGCTAACTGCTCTCTTGTTAAAATAAAATTTGACATTGTTTCCTCTTTTTAAAATCCGAATATATTTTTCTTTGGCTCTATTAAAAACTTTTCTGCTATGGCTGCACCTTTAGCTCTTACGTGAGCATCGGGGCTGTTTAACATATCATTTATTAATGCAGCCTTGGCCAACTTATCCATGGTTTGATCTTTGGATACTGATTTTTGTACTTCTGGATTAGTAGCACATCCTACTAATAGAACTGATGCAATAATTAATGCAATTTTCATTTGACACCTTCATAAATTTTCTTTTGCGAATCATACCACTCTTGCCAACCTTCTACTTTAGTTGAACATTCGTGATACAATGTATAGTTGTGAATTACAACTTTTAACATTTCTGTTATAGCAACTTTGTCACCTTCGATCTTTTTAAGATTTTCGCATTTTTCTTTTAATATCTGAGGTACTTCTGGAAACTTAGGTTTGATAGGAGCAGGAGTTGAACATCCTACTAATAGTGCAGTTAAGAATACAGCAAGGTATTTCATTTCTTAACCTCCGTTGCTTTATTCAACTCTGTGGCTGCATTGTGTAAGTCAATTATTTCTTTAGGAACGGGACATTGTTCAATATACTTGATAATTTCTTCTTTCTTAACAACTTCTCTATCAACATAGTTAATAATGTCTTTGCCTTTTTCTTTGATTACTTTAGTCTTTGTAACAACCTTTTCTTGAACTACAACATTTGTTTCTTTAGACCTAGCTTCTGCTTCAGCAATCTGTTTCTGTAGATCTGCAATCTTGTCTTGCCATTTTGTTTCATTGGCAATAACTCCTTGAAAATACACACCTACTATTAATGCAATAATTGAAGCTATCTGAATAGGTAATCTATAAGTGGAAACAAACGGAATAAACTTTAAAACCCATGTTGCTAGGGTTCCTACTATACCAGATATTAACACCAAAGTCCAAAACCAATCAGGTATGAGACTTAACATCCAAGTTATTTGTGACATAATTACCAACGATCCTTTTCAATGACTATAGCCTTTGATCCGTTTCTAATTAAAAATTTATTTCCAATTTTATTAATGTCGTAGTTTCCTAGATATTTTGTTAAGAAAAACATCTGACTCTGACTTGCTTCGTCTAAACTTAGCTTGCCTGGGACTGTGTCTTTTACAACATCATAGTCACCTATAGCAATAAATTTAGCCTGGATATCTCCGGCATATGAACGTTTGAATGTTAACATGTTGTTTTCATCCAACTCAACATCTGTAGCACCTTGATCAAAGAATTCTTTAATATCGTTTTCTTTTATGGCAACTACTTTTGCTTGATAATCTTCTTTAGTTAGAGGAATGTTCTTGGCAATAGAGTCTTCATTGAACTCTACACTTTCTGGAGCTTTCTGATATCTAAATCTCCAGCTACGGCAATCACATAGTTGGCCAATCCCACTTAATAGATCTTTTAATTGTTCTGTTAGGCCAGGAGTTCTTTCGATCTCAACAAACACCTGATACTGTCCGTCATTTTCTTCACCTGAACTAATATCAGCATCAAGGATAAAAGGATAACCTTTTTCGATAAATTCCATCATATCGATGGCAGGATTCTTTTCACGTACACGGAAACCGAGAACAACAATATCGCTGTCTTCGCCCATCTTGCTACTGTATCTATCTACTGTAAAAACTTCTGATACGTAGTTTCTTAGATCGCCTGATCTAAGACCTTCATTAAGCTGCTGGTTCTGCATCTATTGGTGCCTCCTGAGCTGCTGAGCTCGCATCTATATCTTGTTTGCTATATTTCATTAGCTCTGCCATTCTGTTATGTTCTTGATTTTCTTTGCCTGTGTGGACATCTTGCATCAGCTTTTTAGGCATAGTAATTTTTACAGTCCAAATAGGATGGGCATCAATTTTACCCTTTTTAGTTCCAGGACGGAAATCTCCTGGCTCTTTAATCTTGCGAGGAACTAGAATTTCTTCTTTGGCAAATACAACTTCGCAGCCGTAGTCTGAAAGACGTTTGCCACCTTCTGGATCGGGCATGTTACTACGATCCCACATTAGTTTACAGGTTACATCGTATCTATTAACTTCGGGACCGGCAATGATTTCACCATCTTCCCAGTTCTTAAAGACATAGATGTCTAACTCATCGAGCACTCTTTCAAAGTCTTTTAAGACTCTAAAAGCACTATTATTCTCGCTAAGTGTTTGTAGGTTTTTAATAACGTCAATTATGTCGTGCATAGGCTTTCTCTTTATCAAATATTTATACATTCCTATGCCTAGATCGTTGCTAACCGTGGGGTCCGTTTTTGGGGCATTTTAGGTGGGTTTTATAATTTCTTTTTAAATACCATGCAGGTTGATCATTTATGATCAGGAGGTAAAATTGCCTAGAACCAAAAGAAAAGAACGGGACTTTAATATAGATCCCCGACTACAAAAAGAAGTTAGTAATAATTTAATTCAAATTAAGCCTTACTTAAAAAGGAATCGCGAAGTTAATATAATTCCGCGAAACCTAAGTCAAGAGACTTATCTAGAACTGCTAAAAAATCCCAAGAAATACATTATATTCGCAATCGGTCCTGCCGGTACGGGTAAAACTATGCTTGCGGTGCAGATGGCCATTAAACTGTTTAAAGAGGGGGTGATTAGTAAAATCATAGTAACAAGGCCAGCAGTTAGCGTCGATGAAGAACATGGGTTCCTACCGGGAGATCTTAATGCTAAGATGGCTCCGTGGACTCGTCCAATCTTCGATGTATTTGAAGAGTATTACCATCCTAGAGAAATTGCAAGTATGCTTGAAGATGGCGCGATTGAGATTAGTCCACTTGCTTATATGCGTGGACGAACTTTTAAGAACGCTTTTGTTATTGCAGACGAAATGCAGAACGCCACACCGTCACAGATGAAGATGTTATTAACACGTATCGGCGATAATAGCCGTATGGTAGTTACAGGAGACTTGAACCAGGCTGACCGTCCACGTGAAAACGGTTTGCTAGAATTTTGCTCATTATACGGCCAAGGAGGTGATTATCGTATGATAGCCCTAGCGAGATTCGAGACTAAAGATGTCGAACGACACCCTGTAGTTAAAGAAGTTTTGAAAATTTATAACGAGGAGTAGTAACCGTAATAGAGTGAGCAGGCCCGATCAACCTGCCCCCTACTGCTCACTCTGTTTTATTGTAGTCTTGCTAATTTAATCAGCGTTGCCGCTAAATTAATTTCACTATCAGCACAGATAGTGTGATCAACTAGGCCTTGTTTAATAAGAACAACGGCTTGATCTTTACCCTCATCACTTTTTGCAATTAGATCTAAATTGTCGTACAACCAGCGATAGATTTCTTCCATCTCCTCTGGGCGAGCCCTGCCGCAGACTAATTTACGTGCTTCGGTGATTCTACCCTTTTTAAAGAGCTCGACCATTTCAATTTTATAATCGCTGGCACCTTCAATTGACTTAGGTGCTTCTAGTTTATTGTCTTTGACGTTTTGCTGTACAGTATTAATACACTTACGCAAATCTGGATAGGTTGCCTTAACATAGGTATCTAATGTGTCAAGGTCAAAGTCGATATTTTCTTCAACTAAAATCGTAGCGACCCGAGCAGTGAATTCTGTTTGGTCAGTCTTCTCAACGTGAAAGCCTTGGCAACGACTATGCAAAGCAGGAATAATTCTATTTGGGTAATTGCAAGTAAGAATAAACCTACTATGGTTACTGTAGGTCTCCATAACTCCACGTAGGACCGCTTGTGCGTTGGGTGTGAGATAATCTGCTTCATCTAATAATACTACCTTGAAAGGACCAAACGGAATCATTTGCACAAAGTTAATGATCTTATCACGAACTGTGTCTACGTTGTTTTCACGTGACGCATTAATTTCTAATACATCATAGTCTTCAATACCTAGTTCGTTGAGCAATACTTTTGCCAGTGTAGTTTTACCAATACCGGCACTACCACTGAATAGCAAGTGAGGAATGCTACCTTCCTTGACCCAAGACTGTACCTGTGACTTTTGATCACTGTCTTTAAAGACATAATCTTTAATGTGTTTAGGTCGATACTTCTCTACCCATAGTTCTTTCATACAATTTTTCCTAGTCCTAACCAGATCAACTGATCTAGTTCTTGTTGATAATCTTTATTCAATCTACGTTTTTCATAGATGACTTGCAGTATTTCTTTACCGTCACCGAACCCGGAATCAACTCCTGCACCGCGACTTTCGAGTTCCTCGACTAGATCCTCAGTATCAAACTCAGACAAATCAACATCTACTTCGACTTCTGTGTAAATTGTTTTATACATTATATTGGTAACTTTACAAAAATGTGCCAAACAAGTGATTCCTGTTGAGCGGTATCTACGAATCTAAACTTTCCTGATACTTCAAATGGTTGACCTGTTCCAAAAATTCTAAATTCGCGATCTTCGAGCTCTGCCTCTGTATCAACTAATCCCCATACGCAAAGCTGGTCACCTTGAAATTGAGCAGAAAATACATCTGTATTTTTTGGCAATTTTAAGACCTGTATGTCTGTTACAGCTAACGGATATTTAAATATAGTTTTCATTTTACACTAGTTCCTCAACAATTCCTAGTACTTCTGCCATTATAAAGCACACACCTGCCATTAGCAAATTACCTGTAATCAAACAGCCGCCGGCTACAATACGAATAGCACTCTTTACAAGGCTAACATAAAAATGTCCTTTGCTGGTATCTTTTGGTTGTATGTTTAGCATAGGAGGATGATGCGGGCATCGTCCTTGTTTATAATCGCATAAAGGGCTATATTCTTTATTACAAATTGTACAATTATCAGCCACGTAAACTCTCCATGGTAAGGATTTTATTTAAACTTTCACCTAAGTCTTGATCGTGTCTTACAATATGTAGTTGTTGAAAACTACGATCCTTTTGTCTATCATAGACATGTGTTTGTACCACAGTACCACCGTTGGCTCTAAAGACGTTAAAGCGAATCGGCTCACCGTCTAGTTCGTGACTGTCTCTGGCGGCAACAAGTGTATTTCTTCTAGATTTAGAAGTAACATACGCATCTTCTGAACCATCGTTGACACTATCAAGCCAATTAAGAATTCGTCTTTTAAGCCATCTCATGCTACTAGCCCTTGAGCCAATGTTTTCATTTCTTCGTCAGTCATAAAGAAGTTATACGTCGATGTTTCAATAACATCTCCGTCTTTAAGACTTTCTTGTATAAACTCAACAGAGTTTAGGTCTGATGGACTTAGACATTTCCAAGATTTAACTCTAAGTCTAAATGCTTGATTTTCTTTAACTGTAAAATTTTTCATAATTTATTCCTTTCTGATTCTGCTACACGTTTTCGTAGACTGCTACTAC